TAGGCAAGACCCCAAAAGCCCCAACACATGGTCAGCAGTGCAACGTCGTAAACCATTACCAGTCTAGATCAATACGAAACTGTGGTGCCATCTTGACGATCATGCTAGCGGCTTTGGTGCTGCCGAAATCAATCTCCAACGTGCGATACATGCGCTTGAGCGCAAGCGCAACGCTGTTGACCACAGCAGCCAGCAGTTCCAGATCCTTAAACCCACCCTCACTTACATTGATGCTCATGCTGGCCACAACATCAGCCGCAACATCGCCAGGAACACCAGCATCGCCGGGCTGACCCACAAGGTAGGCATACACCTGTCGCATGACCTGATAGTTGGGGCCACGAGATAGATCGGTTTTTTCAAGCTCTTGGGCAGCATCTAGGATATTCTGTCGGATCTGTGCTCGCGGTCTATGGAAACTCATGCTCGTGTTCCTGCATATGTATAACCGTATAGTAGCACAGAGCTCTGTGTTGTCAACCGCTAAACCCTCCGTCTGGCTACACAACCAAAAGCGCAAGGCACAGCACCAAGATTGGGCCAGTCCACCAAACCCCAGTGGCCCATCCAGCCATTACAGCACAAATCAACCAGCACACCATGGCCAAAGGCCGGGCTACTTTAACAGACAGTGAACTTGGGAGCCAAAGTGCAGCCCCCAAAGTCCAGATTGATCCTATTAGGAAACTAACTCCAATCTCGACAAGCCAAAGTGGCATCAGCCTGTATACTTCTTGACCAAGGACTCTAGCTCAGCAAGCAGAGTATCCCTGTTGTTGGTTAGCACCACCGTGCTGGTCAGTGTGCCATAGTGCATCTCAAGCGACTGAAGGAGCAGCCTCTTGAGGCTTTCCTCATCTGGCTTATCTTGCAATGTGCTGTTGGCATAGAGTGTTTCCAGGCTCTTTTCCTTGTTGTTGAACCACTCGTCAATCTGCTCAAGAGTCCATTCTCCGCGACGGATACTTTTCAAGATTTCACTATTACGTTCAATGTCAAGATCATGCTCCACAAGGATCTGTTCGCATTGCAAAAGAAGTCTTACGATGTGATAAGCCCATTTTGTATCGTATCCATATTGTTGAATGTCTTGACTACGCTTACCCGTCCTGTTGGCCATTCCGGATGATTTCAGCACATCTCGTAGGCTCAATAGGTCCTCGTCTGACATATTTTCCAGCATTGCACTCTCCTTGGCAGATGGCTTGTATCAGTAGATCGTAGCTGTTTGTGATGATATCATTATCTACAATAGCATATTGATGTGCATTGTCAACACACCATTTCACTTGCATTTCCAACTGAGCCTGCTTCAGCAATGCGATAGGCGTTGGCTTAACCTCTATCATAACTTTTGAACCTGTGGTTGTAGTCACACAAAAATCGCAGTATGTCCATCTTTTTTGATTATTGTCGGTGTTATACCGAATTCGAACCTGCTCAAAAGTGTAGGATATTACTCTATTGTCAGAGTCAAGCTTTTCTGCCAATAGTTTTTCCCAAGATGATCTATACCAGAACTTTCCTCCATCTATCTTGGCGGAGTAATAGTATCCGGACTTGTGATTTCGACCTTGCTTTTGTTCACTATTCAAAGGCCTTGCGGATAGCTTCTCTGCAAACTTTTCTCTCCATTCCCTGTCTCTTTTTGCCCAGATCTGCTTGCATCTCTCACTGTGCTCTTGACGTTTCTCAGTAGTTGTCAATGATTTTTTGAAAGGGTTTTTGTCGCCAGCGAAATCTGCATGATTCTCGCTCATTTTTTTCCGAGTTTCAGCTGTATGTGTTTTTCCAAAAAATGGATTTTTCTCACCAAATAACCTTGGCTTGGTTGCCAATGCTTCTGGACTTATTTTGTCTCCAGGATTACGACCCACTTTCCGTAAGGTTTTGATATCGTAATGTCTCATCCATCGGGCAATGGTAGTAATGTTCGCACCATATTTTGAAGCCATTTTTGATAAGCTGAGTTTTTCAAACACATCCGCCTCAAGCTCTTCTCGAGAAGGCTGAGACGCCTTTGGCTTTGATACAGGACCAAGATTGTAGGATTTGATCCATTTTTCAGCAATGGTTTCGGGCACGTTATATTTTTGAGATAAGCTACGTAGATCCGGTAGTTGCTCCAGAGACTCTATCAACTGATCTTTTGTTGGTCGCATATATCTTTTGCGAAAGTTTTTGATCTCAAGACCGTAAGCTTCGATCCAACTATCTACAGTTTTGCGAGAAACATTGTGCAGTTCAGCTATCTGCACTGCATTTAGATTCTGGTCTATTTGAGATTGTAGCATCTCTTTTGTTGGCTTCTCTTTTTTTGATCTCATTTTCAACGTCCTCTAGTTCGATATCAAGGGGAAGTTGATATTTCTCGCAAAGCTTCAAAAACTCGCGGATAGTATGCTTACCCTTCAACTTATTTAGTCCAGAGTAAGCATAACCACGAAGTTTGGCCATAGCCCCTTTGTGCAGAAACAGTCGGCGATTTTCCCGCACATGCTCGGCGATCTTGGTGGTGTGCAAGATGCAGCGTCGTGGCAGAAACAACACATCTAGAATGTTGGGGTTGTTCTCCATGGCCAGATGGAAGAAGTCCACAATGTTGTAGATGCTGAAGTCATACTGTTTGCGCTGGTCAGGCAAATCTACATGGTGCTCGCTCCACACTCGAAACCGCTGTTCCTGTGTGCCAAAGCCATACACCCTGCCACCGTCGGTGAACGGGAACACAATCTCACGGGGTGGGATGCAGAAGCCAAAGCAATCCATGTCACTTGTATCACTTGATACGCCATAGGCAGCACTACCAGCATAGCCCAGAAACTGAGTGTTGTCAGGCAGCCATTTTGGTGGATGGATCAGTTTTCGTTCAACTAATGTGTGAAGTAGCACGACGGTCTCCTGTCAAACAGTTTGCATGGTTTTGATGGCAGCGTCCAGCTGAGTCAACAGCTCTTGATGTTCCTCAAGGCAAGGGCATCGTCCTAGTGTCCTGTGAAGGCACACACATTCTCCATGCCAATCTATTGAATCAATTCGAGCTCGTGCTGCCTCGAGTGCCATCAAAACCTGTTGCTTGTGGTCAGACATGTGTATCCCTATAGCAGCTATCACAGCGTAACACATCATACCATGATGTCAACCACTAGGTTTATAGCAGCAGGTCGCTTACCTTCTGTGCCTGCCATTTAGTCCAAACTCCTCGGCGCACGAAAAGGTCAATCACTTTGGGATTGGCCAACAATATCTCACGTGGTGTGTAGGCCTGCATGCCAACTATTTTAAAACACTTGGGATTGAGCACAATATAACTGCGGCTGTTTGGACTTTCAATGCGGTTGTGATACCAAAGAAAGTCTATTCCCAGTTTGCGGAACATGCCCGGTAACTTTTTTTCCCAATCATCAAAGCTTGACTTTCTCAAAAATGGTTGTAGTTCTTGTGGCATGCGACTTGTGTTGTGGTAAATGTGATCCCACTTTTCACTGAAATTTGGGCCATCTAGGACCTGAATGCCTTTGTCACATCCATCTATGTTGACCTGATACATATAGGTATTTGAGGCTTGATCACCTGCCAACATGTCAGTAAAAAAGTCTTTTTGCAAACTGCGCTCCACAGCCGCAGCCCAGGTTCCCACATGTGACAAAAAGTGAAACTGTTTGATGTTGGGCACATCGCTACTGTGCCATAAAATGCGTTGAGTTATTTCCGTAAGTTTCATCCTGTATTTAACTAGATCAAGCACTTGTAGGATCCAGTTAAACTGGGAGCCGCCAGCTAGCAGGTTGCTGCGTGTTCACATGACCTTGAGGATCACATGATGCGCAGTAATCTTGCCCGTGAGCTCGTGTTGCTTGCCGCGGATGCTATTGCCCAGCACAAACAAGCGAGTGAGTGAACCAGCCTTGCTCCAATGCGGCAGAATCTCATCGGGCTTGCGCAGTGTCTTGCACATGCTGACCTTGCTGTCCCAACCAACCAGCTGCCGGCCCTGCATGCTAAGCACCTGCTCGGTGGCAACATACAGCTCGATGTGATGGGTCCGGGTATTGTAAAGCACTGCTGCGGTAGCCCCAATCACATTCTTGGGGTCCACACTCTTGATACCCAGGGTGTTGTCCTGCTGCACACGGACCTTGCGGGCTGCCTTTTCGCCCTGGCGATCGCGCTCGTTGCTGGTGCTTGCCACCAGTCGCTTGCGCGCCTTGCGAGCACTGTCCTTGACTGCACTGCCATTGCTGGCAAGCAGGTTCAAGGTATTGAGAATGGTATGCAGGGGCTTGACCCACTTGCGGCAAGCCGGGCTAGAGCTGGCATCCTGCAACCGTTCCTGATACCAACGCACCAGTTCACGAATCACAACAGGCTTGCTATCGCCATGCTGGCGCACAACAGCCCGGGTTTCGTCGGCAACTGCCTTGATATCGCACCGTCCGGCGTTGAAGCGGGCACGAACGTTATCCAGCAGGGCCATGCAGTTGACAATCTTGCTGAGCTTGCGCCCGTTGGCAGTGGAGGGAATTTCCTCCCACTGAGGCTGAACCTGCTCAGCAACAGGGGCTTGCAGCACCACCGCTTCCAGTTGCTGCCGAATGCGCTGGCTGCTGCTGGGCGCAAGCTTGGCGCCGCGATTGAGGCAGTAGGCAATCTTGCCAATCAAAATCATGCTGTTGGGGGCAAGTGCCTGAGCCTGTGCCTCGAGACCCAAGCTTGCAGCATATTGCACCACCTCGGCCTTGAGCTGGCGCACATCGCATTCGGTGTTGACCCAATTCAGGCACTGGGGATACACCGCAGCAAACGTGGGATCCTGGTAGTTCAGCTTGCCGATAACGTCTTGCATGACATCTCCTTCTATGTGCTGATTATAGCACATGGGGCTACACTGTCAACCAAAAAAGTCAGTCGTTGTCCACCACGCAGCGAACATCCAGGTCAGCCGCCCTGAACTCCACAGACAGCAGCTCGCCGTTACGGCGGTGCTCCTGGATGAACCTAAACCAAACTTCCCGTCCGGTCTTATGGGATTTCATCCAAAAGCCCCACTCTTGGGCCTCAACAAGGGCAGAACCCCTGCGACGCTCCAGCTGATTTGCCCGCCGACCTTGCCTTATCATCTCATGTTCCAAGCACGAGGCTTCCGTGGAAAACTCCCTGATACCCCTGTGCCAATGGAACAGCTTGCTTGATATCACTAGCCGATTCATCACACGCTCCGTGCTTTGTATCGTCATGATAGCAGGGTTTGTGAGGTTGTCAACCTAAAATTTTAGCCTGACAACCTCGTTAAAAATCAGCGGGTTACAGCCGGAAAGCCTCCAGCAAGATCTGCATGTCGCTGTTGTCGCGTGCATCAGCTTGCGGGTAACCCTCTGTAACATCTCGTGGCTTGAGATCGCTGTTGCATTCTGCAACACACTGGGCAAGGCTGGGGTACTCAGTTACAATATCCTGGTCCATGATCGCATATCCCTTGTTTGCAGCTTCCTGCCATATATAGCATGCTCTCAAAGTTTGTCAACCATGTTTTTCGCTCAGCTAGTGCTATCAACATACAGCGGGCAGCCACGAACCGCACGACAGAGCGCGAAAATCGCTAAGCCATTGATATCATTGATCTGCTAACCTATTGACATTTTTAGCTTTTTTGCATGAGATACATGCAGACAGCTTGGCTATCAACTTTCACACACTGCTCCGAGGCGACAGTGCGCTTGCGAAGTTCGTTTTGCCAGCTGGTGCGCGGAATGTATTCCACTCTGATGCGCTTGGGCGTAAACCCTACAACTTTTGCAATGATCAAATCAGTGTAATCACTCAGGCTCACAGCCACCCAATCATCTATCTCCAGCTGCTGTTGGAGTCTGTCAGTTTGACATAATGTCTCAGTGTTTTCTGTCATGAGTTTCAGCTAAAATGTGCGAATACGTGCATTTGGAAATCAGGATACATCAAGTGGCTCAACGTGGGATAGTATTTTTCAAAATGCTCTTTGTAGGCTTTTTCCCAAGCCGGCAAAATGGCAAGGTCAATCACCTGGGCTGGGTCCATGTCCTCAAATCCCCAGCGTGCATCGCCGCTGTCCCAAAGTTTAACTCCCATGACAACATACTCGCCACTCATGCCATCCACAAGCACCCAAGGTGCTTGATTGTCATCATAATTTTCTTCATACAGATCCGCTAACTGTTGATGCCAAGGTATTTTTCTGCCCCAAATGACCAAAAAGTTGGTACTTACTCCCATGATATTATTCCCTAGGTAAAAAGGCTGCTGACACTGCGTTCAGTGTGAATACGTTGAATAGCAAATGCTATTAGCTCACTGACGCTGAGAATGCGAATTTTGTTATGTGGTTGTCCGGAAAACTTGATGCTGTCAGTTACAGTGACACTTTCAATTACACTATCACAAAGCCTTGACACTGCTGATCCCGAAAGCACTCCGTGAGTAACATACACACTTACACTAGCTGCCCCTTGGTCTAGCAATGCTTGAGCAGCGTTTACCAGGGTGCCACCACTGTCCACAATGTCATCGATCAAAATACAGTCGCGATCTTGGACATGGCCAATTACGTTCATTACCTCGCTTTGCCCGGCACGTTCGCGCCGCTTGTCAATAATAGCCAGATCGCATGACAATCTACTAGCCAAAGCTCGTGCGCGAACAACGCCACCCACATCGGGACTGACAACCATGATGTTGCGATCTTGAAAATTGGTTTTGATATCTCGCGCAAAAAGCGGAGCAGCATATAGATTGTCCACTGGGATATCAAAAAACCCCTGGATTTGTCCAGCATGCAGATCCATGGTTAGCACTCTATGGGCACCGGCTTGTGTGATAAGATTGGCAACCAGCTTGGCACTAATGGGAGTTCGGGGGCCACTTTTACGGTCTTGCCGGGCATACCCAAAATAAGGAATAACGGCAGTTACCCTGCGGCAGCTGGCGCGGCGCAGAGCATCAAGAGCCAACAGCAATTCCATGAGATGGTCATTTGCCGGGGCACTGGTACTTTGCACCACAAAAACATCGCTGCCCCGGATGTTTTCCTGGATCTCCACACTGATTTCCTGATCGGCAAAACGTTTTACCACAGCGGGTGCAAGCGTGATATCAAGATGTTGAGCAATGGATTCAGCAAGTTCACGATTGCTGTTACAACTGACGATTTTCATATATTACCTTGTTTTTCGTTAGTAAACAAACTGCTAGGAATACACAGCTTGTTGAGATTCACAAGCAAACCTAACTTGCTAGAGTTACCATGTCAAATATAATCCTTAAACTGTGAGTTTTCCAGCAGCCAATTAACACCAAGTAAGTATGAATTTCATCATGTCTCTTTCACGTGCAAACCAAAACACCCAATCCCCGTTGTCGTGGAGATCATTGTAAATGTAGCACCAATCCCCTTCAAAATAGTCCAGCCAGCCCATCATGGCTTCATGGATGATGTTGCCATCTCGGCACTCACCTAGTTCCCGTTCACACCAAGCTTGCATTTCGTCCACTGTTCTACTAGTGTTGGCAGTAAGTTCTGAAATGCACACGCAATGGGCAAACACATACTTCAAGAGGTCTTGGCGATCATAGCCATCAATACTTGTTGTGATTTTCATAATAGTCCCTGACAAATGATATTTTCACAGCCATGCTAGTCCTCCAACACTTCCACAGTGACTCGCACTCGCTTGTTCAGCAAGCGATCCATTTCGGCATGCTCGCGCTGATCATCCCAGCTCTGCAAGCGCACAAACAGCCCTGTCTCACTGGGGTTTGCAAACTCCACAAGCTGGGCCTGACCGCCATCTTGCATCTCCACGGCTGTCTCATGCTCCTCAAGACGACGACGCTTGCCTGAGGCATCACGCTCAGCAACAACGGATTGAGTCCATTCCCATTTCATACTAGCACCATGTAAGTTGAAACATCAAGGCCATGTTAGGGTCGCGGAATTTGAACTCCAAAGGGCCATAATGGTAGTACCAGTCGCCCATAAGGACTCCCGCATGAGCGTCACACCACCGTTTGGCCGCTTGGAAATCAGTGTGATCTTCGCCCCTTGCGAGTCCACATAACTGAATGCCAGATTTTTGGTGGAGTTTGGAATGCCCTACGGTTGATGGTCACTTTTTGCCCCTAGTATCCGTCAGCGTTACCGCACTTGTCTCGCTCACCTTCCCGACGGCTTTCCTCCCGAATAGTCAGCATGCGATCGTAGAGGCTTTCGACCCTATAGGGATTGGCACGTTCCCAGCTGAAAGTGGGTGGCATGCTGTTGAGCTCCCGGCAGGCAGCTTCAGCCTCATCCCGCTTGAGGTAGACCGTGTCTGGCATGCCTGTATCAAAGCTGTAGGGATCAGTGTGAATATAGACCACAACCCAAAGCTCACTGGTGTTGATTGACATGGTGCTGTCCTCGCTTGATGTGGGGATTATAGCAGACTCGAGCTGAATGTCAAGAGGTAAAATGTTCTGGGGCTTTGACCAAATCACCGGGAGGTCGAAGGATTGTGGTCTCCTCCGTATCTCCACGCCAATCTCGTCGCTCATAGCTGACACGCACCTGCTGTGCTGTGAATCCCACAATGGTGCCAACAACCAGGCTCTTGTATCCGTGCGGGGTCAGAGCCACCTTATCGCCAACGTTCAAATCCTGACCAAATACGTCCTGCACTATCCGGTACTCCTTGAGATATCAAACTGACACTGGAGTTTCTGGTTCCACATCCGAAATACCCGGGAGGATGCGAGCTGCCTTGGCAATAGACTGATCTGCCCTGCCGGTGATCACGCCAATTGCATCCATTACCGTCAACTGCAAGAATCCTATTTTCTTGAGCTCGACAACCACATTATGTGCCTGTTGAGTTCCATCGAGCGTGACAAGCCAAACTTGTAGATCTCTGTCCTGCTGGTGATTCATGAGCTTTCCTCGTTTGTGTGACCACTATAGCAGGCTTTAGGACATTGTCAAGCTATTCCTGGCATCTCGAACCAAGGCAGCCAACTCTTCTGGCGTGAGCTTTTGGCGAGCCTGCTCCAGCAGCCTCTGCTCCTTGCTTTTGCGTGGTGTGGGATTCTTGGCGCGACGAGCAGCAGCCGCATCGAGCTTTTTGACTCGAGCCCTCCATTCTTCCTCACTCTCCAGCTCTTCCCACGCCAAATATGCCTGTGTCTCATCATAGTGGGTGTCAAGGTAGAGCACCGCCACTATCCCGTCCACCACCACTCGCTCCATGAGCTCAT